TCTTCCGATCNCGATAAGTTGCGAGATGATTCTATGAAGGCTTCGAAAGCACTACGCCGTATCGTGGATGTGGGCGCTTTGATAATTTCTGATGAAGCAATTACTAGGCTGACGGTTCATCAAGAGGAATTGAGCAGTGCTTCTCGCAGTAATAATTTCTACGATTATTTAGACCACAGCCTAGCCGCTACAGCCTCCTGTTTAAAAGATTTGATCCCCATTGCAAAAAGAGATTTGAAGATAAAGTAGGTCTTCTACAATTTGATGGGCCAGTCTGCGCCCGCTTTTAGCAAGCTTTAAAACTCCTAAACCGCTTGATTCCCGACCCCTAGCCAATCCCCTCTAGCCTAAACCTCACTGCACTGTGCTTACCGCTCACCACGCACGCAATGAGGCTACCGACCGTGAACCCCCAAACGCGCTATAACCTGCTCGATAAACTCCGCATTGGCCCCTGGCTGATTCTCGCGATTCTCACCACCATCGTCGTTGCGTTGCTCTATCCGCACCAATTAGGCGTGCTGCTTTGGTCGCTCACAAAGCTTTGCTGGGGTGCCTACCTCGGTTACTGGATCGACCGCTCGATATTCCCCTACGCCCGCCCGGATAGCTTCAATCCAGATAAGCACACGAACGAAGTCACATCCTGGGAAGCGCTCATGCTTCGCCGTTCAATCATCATCGCCGCCGCTATTCTGGCGCTCGGCCTAGGAGTCTGACATGGGCGCCGATACCGCCGCTGAGCTGCTCGCGGAAGGTGAACGGCTAGTGGCCGTGATGGACACCCTCACCGGTGGCCCACTGATGCTAGCCGCTTACTTCCGTCTGAAAGATGTGGTCGAGCGTGCGGAATCGGCGCTCCATGAGGAACGGTCATGAAGGATCTAAAAGCCTATCTAAAGGCCAATTTCACATGGCTGGCTATGAGTTTGGTGCTGGCCGCGCTGCTAGCGTTCGAGCTTTTCCAGCCTGCTCATGCCCAAATACCCAACGCCGCGCAGCGCTACCAGCGCGAGCTAACCCGCGTAGTGCAGCAGGAATGGGGCATGAATGGCCGTGTGGCCGTGCATGCCGCGCAGATCCACCAGGAGAGCGCCTGGCGTTCTAACGTCAACAGCCCGGTGGGTGCGCAGGGGCTTAGCCAATTTATGCCCAGCACCTCGGCATGGATGGCCGAGATCTACCCCGACCTAGGCCGCGCCGCGCCGTACTCACCCACGTGGGCCATGCGCGCCCAAGCCCTTTATAACAAGTGGCACTGGCAACGCCTGGCGAGTGCCGCTGACGAATGCCAACGCTGGGCCATGGCGCTGAGTGCTTACAACGGTGGGTTGGGCTGGGTGAACAGAGACAGGCGCCTAGCCACCGCCGCCGGTGATGATGCCGGTGTGTGGTTTGGCAGCGTTGAGAAATACACCAACCGCGCTGGCTGGGCCCTGCGGGAAAACCGACACTACGTGCGCCACATTCTGCTAACACTCACCCCGCGCTATGCGGGTACTGGCTGGCAAGGGGGTGCGCCATGCTCCAGCGTGTAATGGTCGCCGCGCTAGTTGGGCTATCTATCGCCCTATTTTGGAAAACATGGCAGGCCGAAGATCTAGCCCACGACCTCGCCCTTGAGCGTTCTGCTTTATCCCAAATGGTGGATAAACGCGATGCCTTGCAGCAGAAAGCCACCGAGGCAACCAACCAGCTAGATGAAGCCGAGCGCCGCCGACGCCTCGCTGAAGCCGATATTAAAGCGCTTCAGGAAGAGATGGCCGAGCAAGCCGAGAACTACGACGCCTTGCGTCAACGCATCCTACGCTCACCCGCCAGTGACGATGGCGAGGTAGCTCCAGTGCTGCGCTCAACGTTGGAGTCACTGCAATGACGTTAAGAGCCATCGTGATCATTGCCGCCAGTGCCGCATTGGTCGCCTGCGGCAGCACACCGCCAGAGCCGCCACCACCAATCAACGTTTACAGCTGTGCCACACCAGCGGGCATGACTGAGCCAGAGCGCAAACCGCTGGTGCCCATAGGCGATTACACCCAAAAGGAGGTAGCGCTCTACACCACGGCGCTACACCAATGGGGAACGCGGGGTTGGCTGAAAGTGGCCCGAGCGCGTGAACACGCCGATAAGTGCGCGCAAAGCGCCGAAGACGACGACGAAAACGAGTAAGGGGACGAAATGGAAATCATCAACTGGTCAGCCGCCAAGGTGCTATTTGACGTAATGCAGGCAGCACTGACAGCCCTCATGGCGGTGTACGTGTACTGGCTCAATAAGCACCGAGCCAGCCAAACCGCGATTAAAGGCACCCATGAACGCATCGATGGCGTTGAGAAAAAGGTGGTGAACCTGGAGCACAAAATGGAGCGCCTGCCGAATCACGAAGACCTGGCCAAGCTGCAAGAGCAGATGACCCAAACCAATCTGCTGCTAGCTGAAATCAGTGCCAGTCAAAAAGCCATGGCGCGCCAGGTGAACCGCATGGATGACTACTTAATGAATAACCAGCCGCGTGGAGGTCACTAATGAGCCAGAGTTTTCAAGACTTCGAAACTGAAGGTCGCCGCCTGGTCATCCTGCGGATTCTCTCGCGCCGCAATCAGTTCACTACCAACGAGTACTCGTTGAACGATGAGCTAAAAGGTGCTTATGCGCACAACATCAGCAGAGACAAGCTGCACGGTGATCTTGCCTGGCTTGAAGAGCAAGGCCTAGTGATTACCCAACAGCCGCGTGTGGGTTGGGTGGCCACCTTAACCTCACGCGGTGCTGACTGTGCCGAAGGCCTCGCTAACGTGCCTGGCGTATCTAAACCACGCCCAGGGCTTTAACCATGCCGCCTCGCAACAAGGTATTCGACCTGCCCCAGGATGTGCGCGAACAGCTAAACGAGCGCCTGGTCAGCAGCGGCTTTCAGGGCTACGGAGCGTTAGCCGGTTGGCTAAGCGAACGTGGTTATAACGTTTCGAAAAGCTCAGTGCATCGCTATGGCCAGGACTTGCAGGAAGAGTTCGAGGAAGCCATGGGCGATGTGCGTAAAACCACCGAGCTAGCTCGCGCCATGGCCAGCGAAGGCGAAGACGAAAGCGGCCACTTGATCGACGCAACCGCCAGGATCGTGCAAGACCAGTTGCTGCGTATCTCCATCGCCATGCGTAAAGCCGAGCATGAACCTGATGTGGCAGCTAAGCACCTTTCCAGCGTGACCAAAGCCCTGGCGGATATTGGCCGCGTTTCGCTAAGCCAGAAAAAGTGGGCCAAAGAGTTACGTGTGGAAGTCGCCAAAGAGGCAGCAGAGAAAGCCGAGACCAGCATGGCCACCCAAGGCATGAGCCGCGAAGCGATCGACTCAATCAAGCGCGACATACTGGGGATTGCCTAATGAGCGCTGCGCTACCTGAATCCGTTCTGCTGCCTTACCAAAAGGCATGGATCGAAGACACTTCCGATCTCAAGATCGCCGAGAAAAGCCGCCGTACCGGCTTGACCTGGGGCGAAGCTGCCGATGGCGTGCTAACGGCCAGCAGTGCCAAAGCCGCCGGTGGTACCAACCACTTCTATGTGGGCAGCAACAAGGACATGGCCATCGAATTTATCGATGCCTGCGCCATGTGGGCCAAGGCGTTCAATCGCGCTGCCTCGCACATCCAGGAAGAGCTTTACCAAGATGAGGATAAAGACATCCTCACCTTCAATATCCACTTCTCCAGCGGCTTCAAGATCCAGGCGCTAAGCTCACGCCCCAGCAACATGCGTGGCCGCCAGGGTAACGTCACCATTGACGAAGCCGCTTTCCACGACCAGCTTGCCGAAGTACTCAAAGCCGCGCTCGCACTCACCATGTGGGGCGCAAAGGTGCGCCTGATCAGCACCCACAATGGCGTCGAGAACGTTTTCAATGAGCTGATCCAAGACAGCCGAGCTAAAAAGAAGCGCTACAGCGTTCATCGCATCACGCTGGATGACGCTTGCGAGCAAGGGCTTTACCAGCGCATTTGCCAAGTGCGCGGCAAGATCTGGACGCCAGAGGCTGAGGAAGAGTGGAAAGCCAACCTCCTCAAGGACACCGCCACGCGGGAAGACGCCTTAGAGGAGTACTACTGCGTACCCAAAGCAGGCGGTGGTGCCTACCTTTCACGCGCCATGATAGAAGCCCGCATGGTCGATGCGCCGGTGATTCGCTTTGAAGGCAGCGCCGAATTCAACGCAGTACCCGAGCACTACCGGGCACTGGAAATAAACGCCTGGTGTATTGAACACCTGCTGCCGTTGCTGGAAAAGCTCGACCCCAAGTTGGCTCACTGTTTTGGCGAAGACTTTGGCCGCAGCGGGGATTTAACCGTGATTGCCCCCATGGCTATCACCCAGCAGCTAGTGCGCCAGGTGCCGTTCTTAGTTGAGCTCCGCAACGTGCCGTTCAAGCAGCAAGAGCAAGTGCTGTTCTTTATTGCCGATCGCCTTCCGCGACTTCAAGGCGGCGCGCTGGATGGCCGGGGTAACGGCCAGTACTTAGCCGAGCAGGCAGCCGAGCGCTACGGCAGCATTGTCGAAGTGGTCATGCTTTCGCAGAGCTGGTACCTGAACAACATGCCGCCCTTCAAAGCCGCGTTTGAAGACGAGCTGATTAGCCTTCCCCGCGACAGCAACGTGGTCGACGACCTACGCGCCCTGCAGGTGATCAAGGGCGTGCCCAAGCTGCCCGATGCTAAAACCGGCGACAGTAAAGACCGCCACGGCGATGCCGCCATCGCGTTGGCCATGGCCTACTACGCCAGCCTGATGGACGTGGTACCCATAGAATTCACCCCCGCGCCCCTGCCTGGTGTTCCTAGCCAGGACAACGACAGCGACGACATTGAACACACCGGATTCGGTATAGGAGGCGGCGCATGGTAAGCCCTAAAGCACTCATCAAGCGGTTATTCGGCAGCGAAAGCAGCCAGGCGCTAGAGGAAGAACAAACCCAAGATGCCCGGATCGGCCAACTCAAAAGAGAGTTTGCCGAGCACCCCACCAAGGGGCTAACACCTGCGCGCTTGTACCAGATATTGGAAGCCGCTGAGCAAGGCGACCTGAAAGCGCAAAGCGAGCTGGGCGAAGACATGGAAGAAAAGGATGCTCAGATCGGTGCCGACCTAGGCAAGCGCCGCCAGCTCGCCGCTGAGCTGGAGTGGCAGATCGTACCGCCGGATAACGCCACCGCTATAGAGAAGCGCGCAACAGAGCAAGCCATCGAAGTGTTCAGTGCGCTGGAAGTGGAAGACCTAATTCTTGATCTCGGTACCGGCATCGGCCACGGCTGGGCCAACCTGGAACTGCCATGGAACCGTGATGGCGCGATGCGCTACATCGAACAACCCACGCTGCGGCCCCATAGCTGGTTCCGGCTCCACCCGGATGATCAGAACTGCATTACCCTGCGCGACATGAGCGCTACAGGTGCCGAGCTGTGGCCTTTGGGCTGGGTGCAACACCGTCACCGCGCCAAGAGTGGGTACGTGGCGCGCATGGGCCTGCACCGCATGCTGGCGTGGCCGTACCTTTTCCAGAACTATGCCCTGGGCGATCTAGCGCAGTTGCTGGAAATCTACGGCCTACCGGCACGCATCGGTAAGTATCCAAAGAACGCGACCGAGCGTGAAAAAGCCACGCTGCTGCGCGCTGTCGTCACGCTGGGCCAGAACGCGGCAGGTATCATCCCCGAAGGGATGGCCATCGACTTTACCGAAGCGGCGGGCAAAGGCAGCTCTGCCGATATCTATAAGACAATGATGGACTGGTGCGAGCGCGCCAAAGCCAAGGCGATTCTAGGCGGCACGCTCACCAGCGGTACCGGCGAAGGCACCAACACCAATGCGCTGGGAAATGTGCATGAGCGTGGGCAAACCAGTCTGATTCGTTCCGACGTGCGCCAGTACGCAGGCAGCATCGGTAGGAGCATTTTATGGCCGATGGCGGCGCTGAACTTCGGTATTGATAAGGCAAGCCGCGCCCCGCGCTTCTATCTCGATACCGGCGAAACCGAGGATCTCGAACGCCTATCGAAGTCGCTGCCCACCTTCGTGGATATGGGCGCGAAGATCCCCAGTTGGTGGTTCCATGAGAAATCTGGCATCCCCAAAGCTCAGGAAGGCGAAGAGGTGCTTATGCCAAAGGCAGCGCCAAGCCCGTTTGGGGCCCTACGCCTGCCAGCATCTAAACCACCGCTGGCAGCACTGCGCCAGGCACCCACGCAACCGGGGCAGCCCAGCTATTACCGTGATGTGACGCTCGACCAGCTCGACGACCAGGCGCAGCCAATCGTTGATAGCTGGGTGGCGCAGGTGCAGGAGTTGGCAGAGCAAGCGGAAAGCCTAGAGCAGCTGCAAGAGAAGATCGCCAGCGCCTTTGATGACCTGGACGAAACCGAGCTGGCCGATGTGATGGCCACCGCCTTTGAAGCCGCCGATCTGGCAGGCAGAGCAACGGTCGATGAGGAAACCGGCAATGCCGATTAGCGCAGAGTTCCGCCGGCCTTTTCCTGAGCAGGTCAGCTTCTTTCGTAACAAACTGAACCTGCCTACGACCCGCAGCGGCCAAATCACCCGCGACCAAAACGACGCGGCATTCGTTGTTGCCGGTGCCACCAAGGCGGATCTTCTGGCGGATCTGCGCGGTGCAGTCGATGACGCCATTAGCAACGGCCAGAGCCTTGGCGAGTTCCGTGAGCAGTTCAATGAGATCGTATCGAAACGCGGCTGGACCGGCTGGACAGGTGAAGACACCAAAGCGGGCCGCGCATGGCGTACCCGCCTTATCTACAAGACGAATTTAGATACAAGCTACGCCGCTGGCCGCTGGGCCCAGATGACCGACCCAGATGTGGTGCGCCTACGCCCTTACTGGCGCTACATCCACAACACCATCGAGAACCCCCGCCAGCAGCACCAGCGCTGGAACAACCTGGTACTGCGCGCAGATGACCCATGGTGGCAAACTCACTACGCACCCAATGGCTTCGGCTGTAACTGCGGTGTGGAAACGCTTAATGAGCGCGGCCTGCGTCGACTGGGCAAAGACGGCCCGGACACTGCACCGAATGACGGCACCTATGAGCACGTCGATAATATCACCGGCGAAGTGGTCAACGTGCCCAACGGCGTGCAGCCTGGATGGGATTACGCCCCAGGGCAAACCGCGACCGAGCGTGCGATCGCCGCACGGCTAGAGCGCCTGGGTAGCGTCGAGGTCAACATTGCCCGGCAGAACGTAGCGCAATTAGTGGAAGCACAATTATTCAACCGCGTTATAAATGGCGAGGTAAGTGGTGAGTTTCCGGTCGCGGTGGTACCCACCGCAGAACGCCAGGTGTTTGGTGGCGAATCCCCCGTGGTGTTGCTGTCTCAAGCGGCACGGCAGGCTAACCCGGAGATAAGCGCGAACGACTACCGGCGCATCCAGGAGGTGCTCGACGATGGCGAGGTTTACCAGCAGGCGGATTTCTCGCGCCTGGTGTATCTCATCGTCAATGGTCTGACGTACCGCGCAGAGCTGCGCCGCCAAGCGGAAGTAGGCAGCTACTATGTCACGCTGTTTAAATCCGAGATCGACACGCCACCGGCAGATGCCGTGCGGTTGCGATAGGAGGCTAAATGTCCACCATCAATGTCAGCACTGACGAAGTTGAACGCGCTATCACAGAGCTACTGCAAAAAGGCGAAGACCTCACCGCGCCGATGAAGTCGATTGGTGAAGAGATGGTCAACCGCACCCAGCAACGGTTTAGAGATAAGGAAGCACCGGACGGTACTCCCTGGGCAGATAACTCCCCCGTCACTGAAAAGCGCAAAGGCCATGGCCGAGTACTCGAAGGCGAAACCAATGAACTATCCAAACAGTTCAGCTACTCGGCTGCTAGCGATAGCGTCGAATGGGG